GAAGTAAAAACTCCTAAAATTACTAAAATAGCTAATCAACTTTACGATATATTTAAAGACAATTATCTTTTCTATTTAGACGAAGGATATACAGATTTCCCAAAAATTTAATTTTTAATATTTATAATCAAACTAAACATTATAATTATGAGCCAGTTTGATAAAAAAGTATTTGGTAAGAAAAAATTCTCAGACTTACTTGAAGAAATTTACGAAAACCAAAAGAAAAAAGATGCTCAAGTAAATGCTTTAATTTCGGAATTAAAACCTTTAATTTCCGATATTGGTGATGCTACCTTAATAGTTCCTTTAATTAAAGAATATATGGAGTTAGGAATTAAAAATGATGATTTACTTGTTAAAATGGCAGCTTTAGCTCAAAGAGCCCTTAATAGTGAAAACACTGAATCCGGTTTAGGTATTAGTGATGAAGAAAAATCCCAATTATTAGAAGAAATGGAAAAACTTCAAAATAAAAAATAATGGCTACTGGACCTATTTACAATCTTTCTCAACTAAACACATTAATCGGAAACAATAGTATTCCGACTATTCAATCTTTTACAATTTTTACCCCATCAAGGGTTAAAAGTATAGTTTTAGATTCTAGTCATGAGAAATATAATGAAGTAGGTCAAGAAAATGGAATTGGAACTATATTTATTAATCCTTTAGGATCTTCAACTGATGAACCTACAACCCTTTCAGCTTTACCTTTATTTCCAAATGTTAAAAGTTTTCCATTAGTAAATGAAATAGTTTACACTTTAGCTTTACCATCTCCAAACAACCAATTAGAATTATCATCAGAAACCTTATATTACATTAATCCTGTAAATATATGGAATCACCCTCACCATAATGCTATTCCATTTTCTCCACCCAATGCTAATCTTCCTAGTTCACAAACTAAAGATTATCAACAAGTAGAAGCTGGTAGTGTTAGACGAGTAACTGATCAATCTACTGAAATTAAATTAGGTAATACTTTTATTGAAAGATCTAATATTCATCCATTAACTCCTTTTGAAGGTGATGTTATACATGAAGGTAGATGGGGTAATAGTATAAGATTAGGTTCTACTGTAGTTAAATCATCTACTACAACACCTACTTATAAAGATATAAATCAATCTTATAAAGAAAAACTTACATTTAATTCAAATGGGACTATTATATCTCCACAATTTAAAGTTACATTAGAACAATTAAATACTAAGGTTGCTCAATTTGCTACTCAATATCCTAAATATAGTATAAGTGTATCTTTATTAGGTCAAGAATCTCAAGTGCCTAATCCACCTGGATATAGTGTTGGGGATTTAGCTATAACTAGAGTTCAAAATTTAGAAGATATTTTATTTAATTATCCTTATTTAGATACTAATATAACAGCAAATGCAACAGTAGGTCCTACTCCTTATATTAGGGGTATAGATAATCCTAATGATCCTAAATATACTAACGAACAATTTGCTCAAATCCAAGTATCACTTCAAGCTAAAGTTGAATCAACCCCTATATCAACCCCTTCTTCATCAGCTAATAATTGGTCAAACTCAGGAGCTAGTGGTGATCCTATCACCATTATTAGAAATGGTCAATCATTAAATGCTAATAATGATGGATGGGTTCATATAACAGAAAATATTAATGATGATTTATCTTCATTATATTTAACATCTACCCAACAACTTCCTATTATTGTTTCTAGTTTAAATTATTACAGTTATTCTACTGAACCCATATCTCCTCAGGAATATACAGGCAATCAAATTGTTCTAAACTCAGATAGACTATTATTTAATAGTAAAACAGATCATATATTATTAAGTTCACCAAAAAGCATTAGCTTAAGTTCTCTTGAAAGTGTAAATATAGATACTTCTAATTTAGTTATTCAAGCTAATGAATTATATTTAGGTTCTAAAAATGCCACTGAACCCGTATTATTAGGTGATACTACTGTTGAATTATTATTTCAATTATTAGAAAATTTAGCTACATTAACTTCAAATTTATCTAATCAAGTAGGTGTTCCTGAAGGTGTAAGACTAGAACCAACAGCCACAGTTGCTAGTTTAGTTAATAATAATATTAATGATTTAATTCGTAATATAAACGATTTAAAATCTAAATACGTTAAAACTGTATAATGGCTACTTTATCCCCTTCCCCAAAACCTACTCCACAACAAGTAGAAGAACAAAGAATAAAAGAAAAACAAGAAAGAGAAAGTAAAAAACAGTCTGTTAGTGTTAGTCAAATAGATAACCAAATAGTTGAACAAAGCATTCCCGATGCTTTAAAACCTAAGGGAGCTAATAATTTAGGTAAATTAATATTAAATGTAGGTAAACAATTACTGAAACTTACTTTACCTAAAATTACATCTTTAGTAAATGAATATGGGATAACTACTTTTGAAGATTATAAAAAAAGTAAAAACATAAACGAATTAAATAATTTAAAACCTACTATATGTCCTACTCCTGAGTCTTTAGATAAATTAATAGAAATTAGAAATAATATTTTACTAAAATTAACTCAAAGTAAAGATAAATTAGATAAATTAAATGTTACTCTTAATATTAACCAAGAAATATTAGATAATTTAGATCAAGCTTTAAAAATTATACCCCCTACTCAAACCGCACTTAATGCTGGTATTGCTATTGCTCCTGTAGCTAATATATTAGGCCCATTACAAGTAACTGTAAACGTGTTAGATTCTTTAAAAAGTAATTTAACCCCTAAAGTATCTAAACTCCTAGGCTCTGTAAACGCTACTTCAGTTCCAATTGCATTAGTATCTTCTATAGTTACTAAAATAATTAATATTTTATTACGCTTAGATGATCTAATTAAATTCTGCCGCCCAGATGCTATTTTAAATGAAATCCCCCAGGATTTACTTCCATCCGCAATAGAAGAAAATTCAGATTCAACTTATAAAGGATTTACTCTAAAAATAGAAACAATCCCATTTAATGATAAATTAACTCAAAATCAAGGAGTAGCGTATAATAACAGTAATATAGCTTTACTTAAAACATCTCCTTCATTTACAACTAACCCTAATGTATTACTTAATGAGCTTAAATTGATTATTGACAGAGATAATTTAAAAGCTTACTAAACTTTATATTTATAACATATGAAAACAACAGAACTTAAAAATCTAATTAAAGAAGCTGTAAGAGAAGCAATTCAAGAAGAATTAAAAGATATTCTTTTGGAAGCTGTTAAATCTAATAAATCACCCGTTGTAGAAACCAAATCTACATCTACTCCTAGTATTAACAGTCAAGATAAAAAAAAATTATATGAACAAGTATTAGGTGAAACTAGTTTATCTTTTACTTCTCAAGATGTCCCTAGTTTTAAACCCCAATCAGGCTTCGACCCAGCAAATGGAACTTTACCCTCAGGTAATGTAGGTATGGACCAAATTATGGGATTATTAAATCATAAATAATGGCTTTATCTCCTAGAACTATAAACCCAATAGATTTAAAACCGCAAATAGCGGTAGGAATTAATATTCCTTTTTCAGAACCAAGTGCTATAACTGCTAATTATACTACTAAGGATGCTGCTAAAAATAATATTATTAATTACGTTTTAACTAACGCTAATGAAAGAATGTTTCGTCCGGGTTTTGGTGCTAATTTAAGAAGTAAAATATTTGATCTTACTTTAACTGATAATGATTTAGAGGGTTTAGGAGAAAATCTTAAAAGAGGAATAGAAGCTAATGTAGAAGGTGTTAATGTAACTGATATATCATTTGCTCCATCCCCTGATGAGCCTAATGATGTTAATTTTTACATCAAATATAAAGTATTAAATAGTGAAGATGTAATTGTAATTACTATATAAAATGGCAAATAAACCAATTAAACGTGAAATAAAATATCTAGGAAAAGATTTTGAGGTATTTAGAAATGAATTAATCGAATATTCTCAAACATATTTCCCTACTTCATACAATGATTTTAGTTCATCATCACCT